GTCTTTGCATTGACCCGCCCGACAATATCCAACGCCACCGCGCGCGGTCTGCGCTTACCCTCTATGCCTCTCGCGATAACTTCCCGCACCATCGCCTTTTGATCATCAACAATATCCGTCACCATGCGGGCGGAATTGCGGCGCGCCCACTCCTGCGCAGTTAGAGCGCGCAAGTCAAACCCCACCGCCGCGCCGCCATTACGCTTGCGCCGTAATGCAGTCGCAACACCAACGCCGCCCTGCACATAGGTGGCCAGCACAGCCGCATCCAGCCCCGCCAGAAGTGACGCATCAAAGCGCAGAGCGGCAATCGCCCCGTCAATATCGCCCGCATCAATCATCTTGGCCAACTCGGCATGGTTTGAAAAATCCCGCATGTCAGCAATTGCGGCAAGAAACGCCTTGCGCACTTGCGGCTCTAACTTCGCAACCGCCTCCGCAACATCCCTTGGCAAGCGCGCGGCGGTCATCGCGCCAACGTGACTTTATACATCAGATCAACGCCAGCGGGCGCAATCGTTTCAACATATGCAATGCTATGGCAAACGCCCCGCACAGTGATCCAGTCGCCCGTTTGCGGCACAACCCCAGACGCTTCAACAAGCAATCGCCGCGTGATTTCGCCAGTCAAATTGCCCGCCATATCTTTTTCTTTGATATTTGAATCAATCACCACAACATCATAGGTTGCAGGCCAGCCAGCGACAGGCGCATACTCAGGCCCAGACCCAATGCCGCGCCGTGAAATAGTTGCAACCAGTGGCCCAGCGCCCGTTGCAATACCTGCTTCCCGCAAGCCCGCCGCAATCTGTGCAGCAATATCTAGGCCATTCATGCCAGCATAATCCCCGTTGTGCCGCCGCCTGAACCAGACGGGTTATAGTCAAGCCATGGCTTTAAAAAATCAAATCCCGCCGTTACAATAGGGCGGCTATTGGCAACAGTTGCATCGCCGCCAAGAACTTGCCATTTGATCGAGTCCACGCCAACCAGAGCCTTTTGCCCTGTAAGCGTCACGGATGGCGATAGCGCCCCAATGGCCGCAGATTCCGCGCGCGCAAAAACCGCTTGCGCGCGCTTCACGTCATCAGGGATAGCGCCGCCGAACAAAGGCCAGTAGCCAGTAGCCCAACTCAATGACTTCATATAATAAAACGCGCGACGCAAAGCGGCTTCGTTCAATGCGGCAACGCCCCCAAAGAAACTTGCCCCGAACAGCGCCACCGCAATCACATCGCATTCCGCCAAGCTGATAAATGTATCAGCCCCCGTGACGCCAGTTCCATCTTCAATAACAAGCGACATGCCGTTCCCCATAATTGCAAAAGGCGGGCTATCAACCCGCCTTCCACTGTATTATTTTTTACCGCTGTTTTCAACAGGCTTTGGCGGCGCGACCGTGACAGGCTCTAACCAGCCCGCATTGATCCAAATAGACACGCCAAGATTGCCAGTGTCGACAACCGTGCATTCCGCGCGGTCCTCGACTTGCGACCCGTCTGGCAGGACAAGACGCCCGCCAGACTTGTTGATATAAACCGCCATGATTAAATGCCAGTCAGATAGCGGATGGTTTTCAACTTGCGGATGTTAAGAGCGGAAAAGCGATACACGCCGATCATTTTGATTTGCAGATTTGTCGCCTCTGGCGGCAAGAACCGCAAAGACATCGGAATGTGCAACTTCAAAGCATCTGGGCTGCGCTTATAAACAACAGCCTTAGACGTCAAACGATAATCGCTTTCAATCGAAATAGGTTTACCCATCAACGCAGACAGGTTTTTGCGCAAATATTCCGCAATGGTAACGCCACCCTCGACGCCGAAAGCCGTGGTTTCGATCAACGTATGCTGCGCAATGGGCAGGATCAGCGTGTCGGCGGTGTCGATATCCAAGGTGTCAGTGCGGATTGCCGAAAACAGGCCAGTAACCTGATCAACAATCGCCTTGCTTGTCGCGCCTGCCCATACTGCCGCCGCCGCCGTCGAAGTGACGCCAGTTGTGTTGAAAAGGCCCTCAACGCTTGCCGTGGAGTTGCCGATGAATGCAATATCATCAATCATACGCTCGTACATTGCCCGCGCCGCGTCCAGATCGTCAGTTTGCAGATTCATGCCCATTTGACGGGCTGCCCCGATTTCAAAAATAGACCACGCCGCGGCGATAGCGCCGTCCATGATGCTGAATTCGTGCTTGCTCAGCGTGTTACTCACAAACGGAATATCATCGCCCTTGGCATTGATGATCTTTGCCGCGCCGACAGTGTCACGCGAAAAGAACGTTACACTTGAAGCGTATTCATTTGCCGAAAAGTCCAGCGGGATCAGGCGCGCATACTTGAACTCGGGGTATGGCTTTTGCATAACCTCGCGCTCAATGTGCGTCCGCTGCGAAAGCACGTGGCCCAAAGCGATAGGCGCGTCAATCATGGTCATTGTCATATCAAACGGCCTCCTTAGCCCAGATACACGCGGGCAAGATTGCCAGCAGTTGCGGTGGTTTCAAACTTCGCGTCAGCTACGGTTGTCGCCAATCCCGCGCCAATAACACCAGTTGCGGCGGTGAACGTGACGGGCGTTGCGGGCGTGACGTTTGTCGAAACAACCACCCAAACCGTGCCCTTGCGGATTACGCCTGCAACCTCGCCAACCACATACAGGTCTGCGGTGCGGGTTTTATCGGCAACAGAAATGCCCGCGAAGCCAGCGCCGTCTAGCTTAACAGAGTTATCAGCCGCTCCAGCGCCAACAGCAAGACCAAACGCGACAGAAGCGGTTTCAACAACCTTGGACGCCACATCCTTGAACGCTTGGCTTTCCGCGATCATGCCCGCATAACCAACGGCAGGCGCGCTTGTGTAGGTCCCTACAAAATCAGTAACTGGCATTATACTGCCCCTTTCCATGCGTCAGACATTTTCTTATCACGTTCAGCGTAAAATGCATCCAAGGAGTCCGCCGATTTGGACACGACCTTCACGCCGTCAAGGATATCGCTATCGGCAAGAATATCAAACCGCGCGTCAATATACGCGTCCGACTTGCCCGCGATAACCGCGTCACCCAGAACAGCAACCACAGCCGCTTTGCGAATGGCCGCATCCGACAGGCCTGATGGGTTGAACCCCTTGGTAATCAGCGCCACCTTCGCCAACAATTCAGCGCGATCCGCAACGAGCTTATCAAGCGCCGCATCGGTCAGCTTGTCGGCATCTGCCTTTGCAATCGCCGCGTCTTTTTTTGCCATTTCAGCCTCAAGATCGGCCTTTTCTTTTGCCGCCTTCAATTCCGCAGCGCTCAATTTCGCCTCGGAATCAGCAAGCGCCTTGGTCAGCTTTTCAATAGCTGCCGCGCCTGCGTCGGTCGTAGGGACCTGCAAGCCGTCAACCAGAATCGTGCGTAAATCAGCCATTTGGCCCCCTTTTACAGTTACAGGACTTGCGCCCCAGTTGGTCGCACCGTCACCAATGCGCAGTTTCTCGCCACCGCGCGCTTTTGGCACGATTGCTAGATGGTTAATTTTAATCGGCCCAACCTGCGTGGCCTGATATGCGGTTCCGTCGGGGGCAATACCGTCACCGATTTAAATGGCGGTCGTATATCCCATGCTGATTTCGCGGGTGCCGTCATTTACCGCCGCAATCGCCGCCGCGTCCATTAGCGCGATTGATACCCGAACAAACTCGCCATCACGCGCGACGCCCTCGCCAACCGTCCCGGCCGCGTGATCCTTCCAGCTATCAGCTGTAACAGATTCATGCGGGTGCCCTAGCGTAACAGGCTTTCCAGCGTATGTTGCAAGGCTCGCGCGGTCAAAAACCACATCAGCGGGCCGATACACGGTGACAACGCCACTGCCGTCAAGGCCAACCTCGGACGCCATATAATCTTGGCAGCCAGTGCGAGCGCAAAGAACCTCGCCCGCCAAATAACCATCACTGGTTTTGCGAAAGCCTGAAATAACGGCGCGGTCACTGAATTGCATAAAAGCCCCCATGTTGTGCAGTCATACCACAATAACACATCATTCTGCAAGCTCGTCTAAATCGTCAGGCGCGCCGAACTCTTTTACCGCCGCTTCAAGCCCTGAAAATGCCCCGCTTTCAGTCAGAGCTGAGACCGCGACTTGGCTTATCGCCTCGCTCGAAATAACGTCCATGGCATCTAGGGCCGAAAGGGCATCAACCAGCAGCTTACCCACCTCCGCGCGCTCTTTCGCCGTTTGCTGCCACAACGGACGCCAGTTGAAAAACACATCGGCAGGGCGCTTTCCCAGTGCGGACCAAATCAGGCATTCATCCAAAATGTTCATTGCGGGTTCAACTGACATTGTTTGCTGCACACGAACGCGGTCATAATACGCGCGCGCATCCCCCGCACCTGTGGCGTTTAGCCCGCTTGCGGAATCGCCGAAAAGCAACGTCATCGGGATACCATGCGCCGCCGACACAAGCTGCATAAACCTATCAATGATTGCATCAAGCCCGCCAAATGACGCGGTTTTTTGATCGTATCCCTCAAGCGCGTCTTTAATGATTGTGCCGTTAATCCCCTTGCCAGTTGCGACTAAAGATACGCGCTGCAAAACAGCCGCCGCATATTTATCGCCCCCTTCTCGCAGATTTAACGTGAAGTCGGGAATGCTGATAACATCAACCTTGGCTTCATAAACTAGGCTGTTTGTGTTTTTCGCAACCGCCTCAAGCCGCGTGATACTCTCCATGCCGCCCAGCAGCACGGATTCGCCCCACCCCGTATAGCCGCCCGTGTCGTATTGCCCAAGAGGCTCAATGCCGTGAAAAATCGCCAAACGCGACGGGTGCAGACGAACCCCAGCGCCTGTGGCCGTGTTTAGCGTCCAATGCTCAGGCATTCCAAACCGCCCGCTGGTCAAGTCGGTTGATAGTGGCCCGCTGGTCAAGTCGCGCATTGTCAGCAGTGTGACATATTTCAGCCCGCCGCGGCCAATTCGGGCGGGATCAATAGGCGTGGTTAAATCACGCGCCCCATCGCCAATAAGCAATGCAGCGCCACCAAACAGCCGTGCAAAAATCTGCGCCTTTAGAAGCTTTCCTTGCAAACCATGGCGCTTTTCCTCAGCCTCAATTGCGGAAACATCGGCGGATTCGCCAGACCATTCACGCCATTCTCGAACAGCGTCCTGCGCGGGCATGTCCACAACCCGCCGCGCCAATGGGCTGGATTTATAAACCGCAGAATATTCTGCATCACTCCGATATGCGACCGACCAAACCTCTTGCCCGCCCTTGTCGCGAGCCGTCCCCATCCCTGAAACTAGGTTGATCAAGCCGTCAGATACGGTTGCGGTCATCAGAAAATCCCCGATAGGCTGTAGGTTTTGACGGTAACAGGCCAAAACGCCATGACAACCGCATCCGCAAGGTTCGGCGACTTGGTGCCTGATGGTGACTTATCGACCGACAATTTCAATGCCCCCGTTGTTTTGCTTACTGTAGCCTGCGCAAGCTCTTTTTGCAACTGCCGCAATTTCGGCATGTCAGACGGCAGGCTGATCAGGTCATCTGGGTTGAATTGCAGACCCTCGGTGATAGCCCTATGTGTTCGCTCAAACCGCAGCCGCAACTGCCACCACGCTTGCGCCTTGAGGTTGGCAAAATAGTCCTTGTTCAGCGGCGTGTCGGGATCCTGCGGGACAATCCGCTTGTCGGGGTTTAACACCCCCGCGCCTGCGGACCAAGCCGTGTATGTGATAGACGCGGGCATTTCACCAGCTTGCGCCAAGCGGTTAGCCTCGGACTTAACCCCCGCGCCCACGCCCACGCTGTCATATTGCAGCGATACAGGCCCAAGGCTGGAAAGTGCCATGACTGCCCGTCTTGTGGTGTAACCCGTGTCACCCTCAGCCCAGTCGTCGCACGATAGCAGGGAAGGCCCCTTGCGTATGGCTAGCGCGTTGTGGTCGCCGCCTTCATCTGCCACGTCCAGCGCCGCAATAATTCCGCCTGTTGCTTCAAAACCCAGCTTTGCCGCCGCATCAATGGCCGATGCAATCCAGTCAGACGGGATGATAACCCCATCAACCGACGCGGCATAGTTCCGCCCAACTTCCTGCTCGAAAACATGCAGCAAGCCGTCAGACACAGCCTTTGCGCGGCGGGCGTTATACCACGCCTGATCCTTAGCGGGGTGGTCGCTCCAGTCCATCACAAAGACGTTGGTTTTGCCCTTGGCTATTTGGCCTTGCCATTCAATGCCCGATTCACGGCGGCGGTGAAACACATTCCCAAGGCCGTTTACCGATGAAATATCAATCTGCACCCGCGTGTTGTCCGCAAGCGCCGCCTCGATCTTTTCTGGCCGTTCATAGTGAGCCGCTTCATCCTTGAAATAAATCAGCTTTCGCCCACCGCGCCCGATGTTATCGCCAGCCTCTCCCGTGATGGTGCTGCCATTCTCGGGGTTGATGATCCGCATAAACGGCATGTGGTCGGCTTCACTAAAGCCGACTGGCCAGAACTCGCGCGGCAATCGCCTAATCAAAACGCGCATTTTCTCGAATATGCTATCAGAGTCGCCTAGCTTATCAACAAGCTGCTCCTTGCGACTGCCCCATCCAACCGCAGCGCCTGGATAAAACCGCCAAAGCCAAACCGACACGGCGCAGCAAACCCACGTTGCGCCCATATCGCGGGCCTTTTCAACAAGCCCGTTTTCCTCGCCTTCAATCATCGCCACCAGAAAGCGCACAAACTCGGCCTGCCGATCGAACATGATAAACGGCATGAATGCAGGCGTTCCCCGCCCTGCGTTGCGCGGGTCGTAGGTGTCGCACCAGTCATTGATAAAATCAACGGGCCGCGTCCGATAGTATTCCAGCGCGCCCATAAGCAAAACAGGATTGCCGCGCATCGCAAGCAACTGCTTTTGACGCCGCGCCCATACGCTTACATAATCAGGGGGCCAGTTAACCTTTGTCTGGGTTAAGGGTTGCGGCATAGGCCTCGGCTGCCTCCTGCGGCGTCATGGTGGCAATGATGGTCTTATGCTGCGGCAATGGGTTTTCTGGGTCACTGCCGTGCAAAATCTTATCGCCGTATTTCTTGGGCTGCATTTTCCCCAGCATCCATTTGCGCGTATCAATCATCAGCTTATTTCTGGCAATTACATTGTGATCAATCACGTCCACGCCATCAACTGTAACAACATCAGCGCCTTGGCGGTCAGCTATTTCTTTGCACTCTTCAAAAATCACGTCGGCCCGATCCTCGCGCGCGCGGGCGTATTTCGCCGCCAAATCATCATCCGCATCACACCATCTGCGGAACGTTGTTTCACTCGGAACCCAATCATCGCCATTGCTGCAAGCTGCCAGCAGACTTTTGCCCCCCGCCACTCGCACAAGGATTTCCGCGCTTGCTGTTGCCTTTTCGGCGGCTGACCATGTTCTACCCATGCGCACTTACCTATGTTGTCCCCGTGTTTTCGTCAAGTCGCACTGCCTTGGGGCGGAATCGCACAAGGCCGTGCCATACTCGCAAAGCCCCGCCCGCAACGCGCTACAGGCTAAAGCTACCTTGCGGGGTATAGGGGCTCTCCCGTGGCGGTAAGAGCGCTCTTGCGGCTCCGAAATGCCGACATAGGCGGCCAGCTCCGTCCAGCCTAACCCGCTTGACGCGGCGAAGCTGGCCCAGTCTGCGGGGGTCAATTCATCACCCACAAAGCGAGCGCCACACGAAAACAATTATGACCTTCCAGCCAAGCCAACCTTAGATTCGCGTCACGCTCTGCAAAATAAGGGTTTAAATCGGCTGCAACCCCAGCCCGCGCCGATCTAGCCCCGGCAGCATGGGCGCGATCAATATCGCTCATGCTGAAAAATACTTTGCAACGGCACAATCAGCAGAGGCTTGGGTTTTGTAATTCTTGGTGCGCCGATCATTCTCAAAAAACACACGGACAGAACCATCAGCGGACATATTGCGAACGATTGCGGTTTTTCCATTTTTTTCAATTGTGTTCATTTTCATTTTCCCCTTTAGCTTTTGCCGTTTCGCTACCCTCTTATAGTAAATAATTACGCCCGCCGCAAGCGTTATTTTCACTCACCGCAGAAAAAGTTTTATAGCCTGTCATAACTTAACTTGCGGTCATCCCGCCATCTCTTTTGTAATGCGCCATGCCTTAACGATAGGATGCGAAATCATATAAGCAACCCCTGCAGTCGTGGCCCCGCATCCCCACGCAAGGTATACGTCATCAACGTGACTGAATAGAAAAAACCGCGCAAAGGCAATAAGGGACGCAATGATCGCATACCCACCCAGCAAGGTCCCGATGAAAAAACCGATTTTCGTTTTGACTGTTTTTTTCTGCATTTATCCACCCACTTTTTTGATAAACTTCATTCTATTAGCCCCTCAATTACATCACGCAACACTTCCCCGCGCGGGGCCGAACCGCCAAACCGCCCAGAGCCGTATCCATCCATCGTGGCCGACCGAAAGCGTGTCAGCCTGGCGGGGGAATGCAACGTGTGACACGGGCCGTCGTTAGACCTAGATCCGCGGCGCACTCGGATATGGTTGTATTCCAGCCGAGCTTGTCGCAATGCGCCCATACGCGGAAACGGATTGCCTGTGTCGATGGGGAAATCATGGCTGTCCCTTCTTGCGAAACCCACCGCGCGACAGGGGCGTTGTCATTGCGGCCTCCACCTCGTCAGCATGGACGGAGATCAGGTCGACAACAACAACGGCGGCGGCGGCGGGAAACCATCCCGAAATATACCGAAATCCCGCTGTGTTTGCGCGCTCGCGCCTTGTGCGATCTGGCGTCATGATGCACCCCCAATGATGTAACCCGCTGCGATTGTCAGCGCGGCAATGATGATACCCGTGGCGATACCGTCAAGGTATGCGCGGCGGCGAATGTGTGAGATGATCATTCTGTGCCCTTTGCGATGGCGGCATTGATTGCATCGGCCACGGCTTGGCCTGTGCTTGGCGGCAGGAAAATATTCACCTCCGCCCCGCCAGAGATAATCTTGACCGAATCAAACCAACCAGCGCCATCGGATTCAAAATGCATTACAGGGCGAACCTTAGTGATTTGCTGCACATTCACGGTAATCATAGGTCGTCCTCCCAATCTGCTGCGTCGTCGTGAAACCATAACGCTGCAACCGCGCCGATGATGGTGCCTGCGATAAATGATAGCATCACACAGCCTCCGCAATTAGGCGAAGGATTGCGTCGCGTTGGCGCAGCACGACGGCATAGGCGGCATAGACGGCATAGGCGGCATCGACGGCATAGGCGGCATAGGCGGCATCGACGGCATAGGCGGCGGCATAGGCGGCATCGGCGGCATCGACGGCATCGACGGCATAGGCGGCATAGGCGGCATAGGCGGCATCGACGGCATCGACGGCATCGACGGCATAGGCGGCGGCATAGGCGGCATAGGCGGCATCGGCGATCCACTCAAGTCCCTGCGCTTTCAAATCCATACCAGCGATCACTGGGTCAATAACCGCCTGAATATGCGCGGGTTGCGCGGGCAGTGCGCGCAATTCAGACGCAAGAAACGCCCAGCCAACCCGCGTCAAATCTTTCCCATCGCGGCCAACTGCCAGTGGGATGGCGGCGTGGAATGCAATGCCATCCGCATCTGACAGCCGTTCAAAAATGCTCTCGCAAATCCGCGTCAGCATCAGCGGAAAGCCGTATTTTTCTTCAAGCCACAGCGGGTTATTACCGCCAGCGTGACAGCCGATAAAACAAGCCTGTCCCTGTTCGTTTTTTACGTAATGCCCTTTTTGCACCAAATCCATATCAACGTGCCGCTGAGCCTCAGCAATGAATGCGGCGGTGTTTTTCGTTAGCATGATATTCTCCATTATTGCGCTTCCCTGCAACCCATATACGCGCCCGCGCGGCGGATTGCAACGGTTATTTTAAAAGGTTGCAAGATTTTCCAAACTGCAACAGGAATGCAACCGCGATTGCAACCCGTTTGCAACCACTAAGTCACTGTTCTATATATATATTAATAAAAAGTAGTAATATATATATATATAAGAGACTCTATGAAGAGGTCTATCTCTATGGGTGTGTCTGTCAATACGATTTACAACGCATTCTATCTCTACCTATGCCTCTCTTATCTCGCAAAAATGCAACTTTTCAGTTTTATTGTTTAATATCAATAACTTAGTGGTTGTAAACTGGTTGTAAACTGGTTGTTTTGGCCTGTTTTCGAGTTGTAACGCGCCACCGAAATGCAACCAAATAGGCCTTTTTTGCCCAAAATTGCCTTGGCGAAAAGTAGATCAGGCCACCGTCAATACGTATTGACAATGTAAAACTAAAAACGCAAAGTGAAATCGTATTGACGGTGGAGCCTACCATGACAGACCCGATTTCCGCGTTTATTGACCACATGCGAGAGGTGGGATGCGCGCCAAGCGGGTGCGAAATTGTCCCCGATGATAAGCCGCACCGATACCATGTGGACGGCGACGCACCCCGCACCAAGAACGGCAGTTACAAGGTAAAGGTCGAGGCTGACGGGTTTGCGGTCGGCTGGTGTATGAGTTTCCGCGAGGGGATCACGCATTCTTGGCACATCAAAGCAACGAAAAAATACAGCGAAGAAGACCGCGCCGCATTCAAGGCGAAGGCTCAAGCAGCGAAAGAAAAGCGCCAGCAAGAGGCGGATGCGGATGCGGCATCGGCGGCTGATAAGGCGCGACGGCTATGGAAAAGCGCTGATCAGTCGGGCGATGCTGGATATATTTCTCGCAAGTCTTTGCCGCAATTGTTCGGGGCGAAGGTATCGCGCGGCATGGTTGTTGTTCCATGTTGGACGGCTGATGGCCTATCAAGCCTGCAATTTATCGCAGCGGATGGGCAAAAGCGGTTCCTGCGAGGCGGGTCAATGATCGGTGCATATCATGCCATTCCAAGCCCAGACGCGACAGCGCCAATGGTTATTTGCGAGGGATACGCGACAGGGTGCAAAATACATATGGCAACGGGATACGCAGTGATATGTGCGTTCAATGCCAGTAACCTAAAGCCCGTCACAGTGGCGATGCGCAAGAAATACCCTGCGCGCGTGATTATGATCGGCGCGGATAACGACCAATGGACAGTGCGGCCAGATGGAGCCGCATACAACGCGGGGATGGAGGGTGCGAAAGCTGCGGCCGTTGCTATCGGTGGGGCGATGGTTGTAGCGCCGCAAGTGCCATTGAGCGATCCAGCGCGCCGCACAGACTGGGATGATGTTTATGACAGTGACGGCGCGGTGGTGGTGACAGACGCGTTCCTGCATGCCACGCCGCCCGCGGCAGACTATGACGGCCCCGTGCATGAATACGACCATGACGGGCGCGACTACGGCGATCTGCAAATCCACGATGCTGCGCCTGTATATGATGGAATGCCAGTTCGATGCATGGGGCGCGACGGGAATAAATACGTTCTGTTTGCCAAGCGTTCGGGAGCGCTATTCCGTATGACGGCCAGCGAGTTGTGCAGTGTTCCAGGCTTATCGAGAATCGCCATGATCGAGGTGTGGCGGTCAGCGCTGGGCGACGCGAAGGCGGGCGCTAAGGATGTTGCGGCAATGGCTGGGGCGGCGCTGTTAGCGGCGAGTGACGCGGCTGGGGTGTGGAGTGATGATAAGGTGCGCGGCATTGGCCTATGGATGGATGCTGGGCGGCGTGTGGCGCATTTGGGCGACTCTCTGGTGATAGATGGCTCAGACGTGCGGCCATATGATCAGAATGGGCGCTATGTATATGAAGCGGGGCAACGGGCTATCAACTTGGGGCATGATGGGCTGACCAACACATGCGCGGCTAAATTGCGTGAAATATGCCGTATGCCGTCATGGGAAAACCATTTGAGCGGCGATATTTTGGCGGGTCATTTGGTGGCGAGTATTGCTTGCGCGGCCCTGCATTGGCGACCGCATTTGTGGATCACCGGTGATAGCGGTTCTGGTAAAACAACCGTTATGGACAGTATCATCAAGGCTATTCTAGCAGGCATGGCAATTGAGGGCAGCGGCATGACGACCGAGGCAGGCTTGCGGCAGGAAATGAAGCGATCAGCGCGGCCTGTTATTTTTGACGAGGCCGAGTCCGAGGGTGCGGCGGCAAAAATGCGCATGGAGAATGTGCTGCAATTGGCCCGCCTATCATCATCGGGCGGCAAGGTTACAAAGGGCACGGCAGGGGGCGAGGGCAGTATTTCATTCACCGCGCGATCGACATTTGTTTTTGCGGCGATCAATCCCAGTATTAAAAACCTTGCAGATGAAAACCGCATTACGGTCCTAACATTGGTGCGGGATAAAAAAGATGGGGCTGACGAACGGTTTAGCGCGCTGATGAAAATGATTGCTGAAACGATCACGCCTGAATATTCGGCGGGTTTGGCGCGTCGGGTTTATGACAATTTGAACGTTCTGCTGGCGAATATCGGCATATTCCGTCGCGCGTTGCTAGGCGTTCTGAAAGTCGCGCGGGATTGTGATCAGTTGGCCCCAATGCTGGCTGGTGTGTTTTTGCTGACAAGCGACAAGGAAATTGATTTTGAACGGGCGCGGGACTGGTGCGAAAGGAACGCCAGCGGGCTAATCCGATACACGCAACCCGTCGAAGTTAGCGATCAGTCGCGCCTATTAACGCGGATCATGACATATGTGACGCGGGTTACAGGTCTTGCCACAACGAAAGAGGACACTGTTGGCAATTTGATTGCGCGGGCGGCAAGTGCCGAGGGGGATGGCGCTGCAAAGAAACACCTTGGGACAATGGGTATTCGTGTTTTTGATGGTCATATCATCATTGCGAACAAATCCCCCGCGATCAGTCGCATATTGGCGGAAACCGAGTGGACGGACTGGAAACGCCCGCTGCTTGGGTTGGACGGCGCGGAACCGACAAAGTTCACGCACTTTGCGGCTGGGTTTAAGGCGTATGGAGTTAGCATCCCATTATCGCATGTTTTGGATGATGTTGCGCCAGAACAAGAGTTGTCTTTTGATATGGAGCGTTTCTGATGCTTTACCCTGATCAGGCCGAATTGGTGGGGCGGGTGCGCCATGCCATGCGGCACAATAAGGCGGTTTTGATGCAGTCTGCCACGGGCAGCGGCAAAACCCGTATGGCCCTTGATATGATTGCAGGCGCGCATAGCAAAGGAAATAGCTGCGTATTCACTGTCCCGCGTAAAGAGCTGTTGGCGCAAACTATCGAGACAATCGAAGGATACGGGATCCCGTATGGCGTGATCAGCCCAGACTATACGCCTAACCCATTTGCAACAGTGCAGGTTGCGATGGTGCAAACTTTATCGCGCCGCCTGCATAGGACGCCGCCCCCGCGCGTATTGTTTGTGGACGAGGCGCACTATGGCGGGGCTGAATTAGACCGCGTTATTGAGTGGTCACGGGCGGGCGGCGGGTGGCGTGTTGGCCTATCTGCCACCCCGATGAAAACAAACGGCAAGGCAATGGCTGATCATTATGATCATATGGAAAAAGGCTTGCCAGTTGCGGACCTGATCCAAATGAAGCGCCTGTCAGACTTTCGATATTTCGCGCCGCGCTCGCCAGACCTAAGCGCGGTCAAGGTGTCGAATGGTGAATACGTTCAATCGCAACTTGCCAGCTTCATGGAGGCTGATCGGGCGATCATTGGTGATGCGTTGAAAACCTATCGTGATTTGGCGCTTGGCAGGCTTAACATTGTTTTTGCCACCAGCCGCAAGCATGGCGGGATCATTGCTGACACGTTCAAGGCTGCGGGCATAACGGCGATGATGATCGACGGCACCATGGGGCCAGAGGAACGCAAGCGGATCATCATGGGCTTTGCGCGTCGCGAGTTTACTGTTTTGGTATCGGTTGCGCTTCTGACATTTGGGTTTGACCTAGCTGCGGCGGCAGGCATGGATGTGACGGTTGAAAGCATGTCAGACTTATGCCCGCGCAAAAGCCTGCCCATGCAGATGCAGGTATGGGGGCGCGTATTGCGCATGAAAGATCAGGCGGCGATCATTATGGATCATGTTGCGAATTGGCAAAATCACGGCTTTCCAGATGATCCGCGGGCTTGGTCACTGGACGGCAAGGCAAAACGGGCAGGGGCAGAGGAACGCGCTGAACCAGCACGGCAATGCCCGATTGATGATGACGGTTGCGGGTTTGTGCATCGGCCCGCGCCATGTTGTCCGAATTGTGGGCGGGTCTATCCAATTGCCAGCCGTATCATTGATGAGGTCGAGGGTGACTTGGCGGAAATTGATCGCGCAGCGATGGTTAAGGAGCGCAAGCAGACACAGGGTCGGGCGGAAACTTTGGAAGATTTAATTGTGTTGGGCGAGAAACTTGGGCGCAAGCCTGGATGGGCGCGTCATGTTTTTGCGGCGCGTCAGGCAAAGAAGGTTGCGGCATGACACAGTGGTCCAGCGGTCAGACGGAGGCGCTAAATCGCGCTGGTGCGTGGTTGCGGCAATGCAAGTCAGAGGGGGGCGGCAACCTATCACAGCCTATTTTTAGGCTGTTTGGATATGCGGGAACGGGCAAGACCACGCTTGCCAAACATTTGGCGCAAAGCTGCAATGCTGTGGCGTATGCGGCCTACACTGGTAAGGCGGCGCTGATGATGCAGCGCAACGGGTGCCCCGAGGCAAGCACAATCCATGGTTTGATTTACATGGTGCATGAAGATGATGAAGGCTTGATCACATTTCAGTTGGACGTTGAAAGCGGTGCGGCCCATGCTGATTTGATTGTGATTGATGAATGTTCAATGGTTGGGCCTGATATTGGCAACGACCTGCTTTCGTATGGAAAGCCGATTTTGGTATTGGGCGACCCCGCCCAGTTGCCGCCAGTTGGTGGTGATGGATTTTTCACGGCCCAGCGCCCCGACTTTCTGCTGACCGAGATTCACCGCCAAGCGGCTGAAAACCCGATAATTCACATGGCAACAGAATTGCGCAACCAGCGCATGATCGGGTTGGGGGAGTATGGCGCAAGCCGAGTTGTTGCGCGAGGGACGCTATCTGGCAGTGACTTGGTTGCGGCTGATCAGGTTTTGGTTGGAAAGAATGCAACTCGCCAGCAGTTTAACCGCCGCATGCGCAGGGTAACGGTTGTGTTGTGATGGTGATATTCGCAACCTGCCCCGATGATGATCAGGGCGTGTCTGATGCGCGGGCATGGATTAAGGCGCATGGCATAACGCCAGACGGGGCGCGGCTGGTAAAGCGCGATGGTTTGGTTTTGGTGATAGACAAGGGGGATACATGGCGGCGGCTGAAACAAATATAATGAATGCCTGCCTGATTGCGTTATCGCAAGCTGGTTGTTTGGTTTGGCGCAACAACACGGGGCAACTGCCAGACAGGCAGGGGCGAATGATTAAGTTTGGCCTTTGCACGGGCAGCGCGGATATTATCGGCATTGCCCGTGACGGCAGGTTTTTGGCGGTTGAGGTCAAGACGGCAATGGGCCAGCCTACAGATGCGCAGCTTGCGTTTATAGCGGCGGTTGTTCGGGCTGGAGGTCGGGCTGGGATTGCGCGATCTGGTCTAGACGCTGTTTCGATTGCCCAAGCACCACGTCCCGAACCATAGCGGATATGTCGCCGCCCCAAGCTGATTCCGCCTTTTCTTTAAACGCAAGCTGCTGTTTTTGATCAACTCGGATCATGACGTATTTCATCTTTGCCATTGCCAGCCCCGCAAATGTGTTTTACAATGTAAATACGATAAACCAAGGGGAACAAGATGACAACCACATATCACAATGAAATTGTGCAAGGCACCGATGAATGGCATGCGGCACGGTGCGGGATTTTGACGGCCAGTCAGGTTAAGCTGATTTTGACGCCAACACTGAAAGTCGCGAACAACGAAAAAACCCGCGCGCATGTTTATGAATTGGCGGCGCAACGGATCAGCCAATACACCGAGCCAAGCTATATTGGTGACGATATGCTGCGCGGCATGGAAGATGAATACTTGGCGCGCGCCCTTTATTCCGCAACCTATGCGCCCGTTGCAGAGGTTGGCTTTGTCACAAATGAAGATCATGGGTTTGTGCTGGGCTATAGTCCAGATGGGCTGGTTGGCGATGATGGCCTGATCGAGATCAAAAGCCGCAAGCAGAAATTGCAGGTTCAGACCATTGCGGCGGGTGAAGTGCCAGACGAGCATGTCATGCAGTTACAGGCTGGCTTGCTTGCTACTGGGCGCGCATGGATCGACTATATCAGCTATTCAAGTGGCCTGCCCATGGCGACTATTCGTGTCTATCCAGACGCAGACATTCAAGCAGCAATTATCTCGGCGGGCATTGGGTTTGAAGCGCAAGTGCAGGCTGTTGTGGACGCATTTTTTGCAGCGGTCGCAAACCCAGACCGCCGCCATATCGCCACCGAGTGCCGCATTGAATCAATGATGCAGGATGGGGAGTATGAATGATGAATGACTTTGCGCAGACGCTGGCGGCGAAATCAGACCAGATTAACAACACCGACCTTTCTGGCGGTTCGCAAACAATTACGATCACGCGGGTGGTGGTTAAGACCAACGAAGATCAGCCCGTTTCGCTTGGCTTTCATGGCAGTGATAAAGTCTATCGCCCGTGTAAAGGAATGCGGCGGGTCATTGCTCAAGTTTGGGGTGATGATCCTACCGCATATATCGGGCGCAGCTTAACGCTGTATCGCGACCCAGAGGTTCGGTTCGGGGCTGATACAACGGGCGGAACGCGCATTAGCCATATGAGCCATATTGATGGTCAGAAAAAGGCAACCGTTCCACTGTCCCGCGGAAAGGTTAAGCAATACACGATTAACCCGATTTCCGCCCCTGCCGTGCAAACCCGTCAAGAACCACCAAGCAATGCCCTTGACCTTGCGAAAGCTGCGGCAGGAGGCGGAACTGCGTCATTCCGCGAATGGTGGACAAGCGACGCTGGCAAGTCATGCCGTTCAGTCATTGAGCCAGACATGAATGACTTGAAGCGCATTGCGGCAGAAGCTGATGGCCCGCGCAATGACGAACCGCCAATGTGATCTCTATGAAACACAAAAACGACATCTTGGCATACACGACAGCGATATTCATGGCCAGTAGCTTTGCGGAATTGGGCAAGGTGCTTGGAGTAACAGAGAGCACCGCGCGGCGGTATGTTTACGAGAACCGACCACGGTTTAAGGCCCTGCCAAAATGGGCGCGGGTCATGCCAAGGTCGAAAACCCGCCTTGTGCCATCCGACCATATCCCCGTGGTGGCGCATAACAGGATCAGCTTATCCGTGCCGCCATGGGAGGCTGAATGGCCATGACGTTGCTTTCAAAGCCATGGGTTGCGCTTTCAGTTAGGCATAAAGCGAGTGGGGATGGATCATCCCAAGCGGTCATGCGGCGGCAGAGGAACGTCATGTTGTTTTGGTTTTTGCCCGCTCAAGGCCATACCGTATCGGATACAACGCAGCCAAGGCCAAGATAGATGATATGGTCGCGGCGGGCGTTGCAAAGTGGATTCAGGTGACGCTGGTTGAAGCTGAATAAAAAAGCGGGCAGGGGTTAAATCCTGCCCGCTTTTTTGCATCATCCCCCATACCCTTCATAATCGCTTGCCCGCTCTAGTCGTTTGCGACAGGGCGGGATCCAGTCGGTAAGGGTTTTCTTGGCAGGATAATCCCCGAAAACAACCCAGCTATAAGAGGTTGCTGTGCTGGGTTTTCGCATCACCCATTCGTTTTTGTTTTTGTCCCAGTGTTTAATTGGGACATCTGGGTCTAGCATCTTGCCTTTATGAATCACCACGCGCTCGGCAAAGTGCAAGATATTCATGGGGCGATGCTTTAAGAACAGATTGTTGCAGCGATCTTGGCCCTCAAGAAAAGAGGTGCGAACAAATACTGCCGTAATATCGCTGCATTGAACACTGCGCGCGATAAATTGCTCTGCCAGCCGAAAGGGTGGGTTCATAACCGTCCAATTGGTGCGCTCTGGAATTGGCCCAAAAAGATAATCCTGCACGGCAAATCCGCAGCCATAGTCAAAAACATCGCTGGCCAAAACACTGGCAAATCGCTCTTTCAGTGGGCGCACCATATAGCCCCGATTTGCGCAGGGTTCCCGCACCGATCTGGTGGAGGTCTGCAGCGACCACTCGCCTTCGGGGCCCTCAAACAGCGCGCGGGTGGCCCACGGCGGCGTTGGAAAATCATCCAGGCTGTTGTGCGGCTCGGTGCGCTGCTGCATCACGGCGGATGAACGGTTTTGGGTGGTGGTCATTGTGGTCAATCCCGTGGCTTTGCTTGATGTGTGTTGCCCGATGAGCTGACTAGGGCCTGTTTATCGTTCCCGCGCGGTTTCACGGGGCTGCCAATCCCATCAATGCTGCGCACGGCCACAAGATACAGCCTAACACCATTGAATATTTGTTTTGCAATCGCTGCGCGCGCAATGGCGTCGGCGGCGCTAATTTGACCTTCACGTAAATCTGCGAGGTCATTCGCGAGGCCACTGATAATCCCGCGCAATCCTAAAATGTCGGATATAGGACTCGCGGCGTAATCGCGTTCGGTCATATTGGATATTCCTTCCTGTATGCCTCGCCACTGATGGCGTTTGCGAGGGCGTTTATCTGTGTTGCGAGGCGGTCATCCATCGCGGCAGGGTAACCGCCGCCCCAGCTGCGTTCGCAGCGGTAACAGATTGGGGCCACAGTCTTGCGCGTCATGGCGTCCCATCGCGGAGGGCTTGGGTTGCAACAAATTGCGCAAGTGAACGGTGCTGCGGGGGCGGGGTAAATGGTCACACCAGCACCGCCCAAACCAGCCATGCAGTCAGGCTGACAATGGTTGCCGCAGCTGCCATGATCCATGCGAGCAGCCAGTCATATCCGTCTTTGAACGTCACAACGTATGCGTAAGAAAACGCCACGCAGGTGATGCAAAACGGGATCGTCCACAGACCAATGATTTCAGTCATCACACACCGCCGATCTGGTCAATATTGCCGCGCGCGACGGTGAACGTGTATGCGGCAACCCATGGGTTTTCATCCCATTGATCGCCACTGATACCAGCCCAGAGCCACCGGTATGCTTGCGCGGCAGTTGGCCCCCAATGCAGCCCCTCGGTCGCCCAGCCCTCTGCGTATGGCGTTACACCCTCTGCCATCGCATCATCATCGGTTATATCCTGCAACCGCTGCACCCTCACGTCTGCGGCGGTTAGGGTCAGGCGACTGGCCCAGCGTGGCATGTGCATAGCCTGCCGATAGCGGCTGTCCCACGGCAACAGGGGGCTATCCGCAACGAATTGCAGGTCTATCCCATGTGGCAAATCACGTGGGGCAATGGCGTCATATTCAGCGTGGCACCGCCATGCCTCGCGCACCCATAAGCGGTCACCGATGCCGTGCTTTTGTGCACCAAGCCGCCGCGTCTGGGTTTTGTTTCCCGCCAGCAATGCGCGCACCATTGGCGCGGAGAATAGGATTGGTTTATCAGCCATATGTGGCCTCAACGATCTCGCAGCGCGGTGGGTTTGCACGATAGGTGACGGTGACATTTGGTGTTTCGGTGGTGATAAACACCACAAACGTGTCAGCATCGCCGTCCATTGTGTCCAGAATTGCAGTTATTTCGGCGCGGTCATTGGCCATCTCGTCAATATCGTAGCCCCCGTGCCTGCCCCATGGTGCGATGGCGATGAATTGCCAGCCGTGCCCGGGGTCTGGGAACACCCACTCGCCCGAGTCATTCTTGGACGCAGGTTCATAACGCAATTTATAGGTGTATGCGGCCAATACTGCCCCGTCAAAATCCGCATCATCCATTTCAAAAATGTAATCTGCCCAACCTGCGAGAGTGTTTGGGCTACTTTCATCCACAAACTCGGTCAGTATGTAAAATGGTCCGTCGATGTTATCAGCCATTTGCGGCCTCCTTTTTGATCGTGCGGGCTAGGTGTTCTAGCCGGGTCGTTACCATGATGGTGGGTTTCAACTCTGCTGGGGCGGTGTCATAGCCGCGCCCGTGTTTTCCGTTCAGGCGCGGGCCCATGGCGATGGGGATGCAGGCCCAATTGTCCGGGGTGGTGTTGGATTTGTCGCCGTCTAGGCATTTCAGTCGGTGGCCTGCAGGGATTGGACCATGTGCCGCCTGCCAGTTGATCCTGTGGACAGCGGCCCAGCGGTTTTTCAGGGGTAAATCATCGTTGACCTTGTGCTCGACGTAGCCGTCGATTGTCACGCGTTCGGTGCCGATCGGTTTATATAGTTTGGCCGCAATCCCGCCACGCACGCCCTGTTTGAACCAGCCCTTTTCGCAGCCAGGGGCGCAGCTACCCTTGCGACCCTTGTTGTGGGACACATTACCGGGCGCAAATTGCCCTGTGCGGCCCTTGGCCTCGGCCATCACCTCTTTGGCCTGCTCGGCAAGATCGCGATTTTCAGCGTCCAGATGTTCAATCCGTTCAATGAACTGGCGCAGCTCGTCAGCGGTCACGTTATAGGCGTGTTGATTGTGTTTTTTGAAATCGGCGTCGGGTTTCATTGGATCACGGTTTGGGCGCGCGGCTGCTTCGACGGCTGCATTAATAGCTGGATCGCCCTGATCGAGTAGGGCTGGGCCCTTGAAATTGATCTTGCCACCCGTGCGCATGCTGGCGATGTCCGACAGGCGCGCGTGAGTTGGGTCTGCATCCTCAACCGGATTTAACGTTGATTTAAGGAGCGCTGCGCAGTCATCTGAGGTGCTGTTGGCAAGATCGTCCCAAATTGGCACAAGTGCAGCCCAATAAGCGTTCAGATTGGCCATATTTGGTAGCAAGGCGCGCAATTCAGGATATGCGCACTTTGCAGTATGCGATACATCCCCAATTCCAGATTCACCCGCGTCATGGTTTAACACGGCGAACAATTTCTCAGCGGTGAAATCAGGCCAAAGCGCGGCGTATAAATCAGCGCAACGCTTCTGGTGCTTATGGATCGTATCTCCCGATTCACGCAACTGCCAATGCGGGGATAAATGCCAGCGCGCAACGTCGCCATGCCATAAATCAATTGACTGTTGTGGCGTCATTTCACACCCCCGACTTTCCATTCCATCAGCATTTTTTTGGTAACCGCCCGCCGCGTATACGTGACGATGCGCTCTATTTCCTCGGGTTTGATTTTGCGTTTGCCGCGATACAGGTTTTGCATGGAAACATAACCCATGCCCAATTCCGCCGCGACATAAACGCCAACGCGCCCGTTCTCTATGACCCAAGCCTTTAGTGGGTGATCATTCATTGTGCGCCCTTTATTAATTTACATGTAAACCCATACCGCCCAGGCGGGCCGATTGCAACAACTATTATTGCCCATTTATACAAAAATAGTTGTTGCATTGACCGGCTTATCCCCGTATACGGATTGCAGGGAAAACGAGAGGACGGACAAAATGGAAACCAATTACCCAGTTATCGGCGAAATAAAACGGGCGGAGCAAACCCGCCGTTTGCGCCAGATCGTACGGGAATCGCAGCCGCAAGACTTGATCGACGCAATTGTCGCGGAATGGCCGTCGCGGTTCGGGCAGGCCGCTTCGGCAGCACGGCTTTATGCAGCGGCGCAGGCCGTGGAGGAATTGAAATGAACAATCATCGCGATATTCATGATTATATTCACTGGAGCTTGTATGACGTGGCGAATGAAAAAGATCGCCTGTCGGTCCTACAGCAAAAGGCACTTTCTGGGGATTTAGATGCCCTTAAAGAGTGCATGGATTACGCTTATGATGCTGGGATTTCACTCGAAGCTGAATGTAATGCCGGGGCGGATTTGTGATGAAAGTGTATGATCCCCGCCGCGCGGATGATCGCTGCATTGAGGATAAGGCGCTGGGCTTGCTTTTTTCCATGGATGATGCCGCCGCCGATAATTTGCACCAGACACTGCTGCGCATGTCGCAAGGCAAGGGTGCGGGAGCAGGTCGTGCCAAGATGTTTTTGGGGGCGAAAAGTGAGCCATAAAGTTTCAGCGAAATACAGCGGCGACCAGATTGAGGTTTGGTTTTCTGGCGACTACAGCCATGATGATGATAGTGGCATGACTGATATTGATAACGTTGCAATTGATCGGCTTGAGTTGCTGGGCTGTGATTTGGAATTGGGGACGCTATCGAAAGACCTGCTTTCGGCGATTATGGGTTTATCGGACAATTTGGATTGGAGTGAATGATGGGCGATTGGATTGAATGGAATGGCGGCAAGTGCCCGATTAAGTCGGATAAGACGGTGTTTCAGATGAAATTCCGCTGCGAGATCGATAGTCAAAACTTCTTCACCTTGGCTATGGGTCACGACCTAGAGTGGGGGCACAGACTATGTTTTGACGACATCATCGCATACCGCATTGTCGAGGATCACGAGCCTAAGGATGAGCCTGTCGTGTCGCGCGCGGAAATCGAGGCTGAAATCGCAAAGCTGCAAGCCAAGCTGGACGTGATGCCTATTGTGGACGTGATGTATTGGAACGGTTCAAGCGTAAGTTTTGACGCCTTCCCGTATAGCTCTCACACATTCGACATCATCACCATCAACGGTGTTCCCCACATTAACGGCGTGGCAATGAAGGTGATTGAGAAATAATCCGCGCGCAGCGGTTCTGCGTATGTAAACAGAGAGTGTAAAATGAATATTGATGATTTGACGATTGGTGAGACGCGCGAGCTGGTGGCTATGGCCATGGCGATTGAGAAATGAACCGTTCAGATGATTTTTCGGAAAAACAAGGCTTCTATCAAATATGCCGACATTTTGGACCGCCCGCCATGTATGCGGTCACACACCATCACGGCGCGCGCGGGTCGCTATCACATAGACAGGGTGATTTTGGCAAAACAGTGGCCCAATTTGATACGATTGAAGATGCTGAAATATTTATGTCAAAAATGAATGGGCTTGAGAAATGACCGCAACCGCCCCACTTGTAGTGGTCCTGCGCAAGACCAACGCATATCGGATCGAGGTGTGCAAGTCTGGCAACGCGGCACCGGAACGAACGTGGGGCGCTTTAGAGGATTACATAACGTGGCTGTATCCAGTTGGGCGCGCTGTTGAAAAGGACAAGGAATGAAAATTAATCTGATCTATCTATCGCCCATCATTGCACCTGCTGCGGTCATCGCGGTTGCGCGCGGCATTGTGTGGGGATGCGGTCTTGAGTGGGACAGTGAGGTGGCGGGCATGACTGCGTTTATGGCGTCAATTAGCCTATATGTGGCTCTTGCTGGGGTTTCCTATGTGGCCCTTATCGGGGTCGGCATGAGCCCAAAGGGTGCAGGGTATGCGGATAAGTATGTAGCCAATCTGAAATTGACTTGGGGGAATGTGGAATGAAAAACAACATATTGGCGTTCGCCGTGGTATTAATGTTCTATGGTGTTGGGGCACTTATAGCATGGCTATTTGCTGTGCCTTTTCACCATGCCGTCCTGTATCTTGTTCTTGGCGCTGTTTCGGCAATGATATCGGATTGGCCAACGAAATGATCCGCGCCATAGCCCTGATAGCGTTCGCCGCGTCACCTGCCGTTGCGGACAGCGCCGTGAATTGTATGGCGCAGGCCATCTACCACGAAGCCAACACGGAAAGCCTACAAGGGCAGTTGGCCGTTGCACGGGTTGTTATGAACCGCTCCAATGGTGACATGTCGCAGGTTTGCCGCGCGGTCTATGCCAGGGGGCAGTTTTCGCCGCATATCAAACGGCCAGCGCTGGATACGCAGGCATATGACACGGCGTTGCTGTTTCTGGCGGGCGAATTGACCGAACCTGATTGCGCGGAACGTGCCACGCATTTTCACACCACTGCCGTTCGCCCGTCATGGGCTGGGGCGTTTACCAAACTGTGCCGCATTGGCGCGCATGTGTTTTATTTGGGGGATAAGTGAATGAGTGATAACGATTCGATACGGCGCGGGGATGCGCTGGCAGCAGTTTTGCACGGTCCAACCGACAAGGACGACAATCGGATTTGGGAAGATGAACGGTCATATGTTTGCGAAAAAACTGCTTACCGTGCAATCAGAGGCCTGCCCAAAGTCCAGCATCCGTATTCCTACATCGGCAAAGACAACAAGCCCATCTTGGCCCGCGATTTAGAGGATCAGCGCGATGCTGCATTGGCGCGGGTTGCGGAGTTGGAGGCGGCCTGTGCGCTTTCAGGCGTTACGCTTCTAGTTGAGACATTGAAATACTGCGCGCGTGATGATGGAACTCCCCCTGAAAACCGCAAGCGAGCCGCAAAGGATGCACTCGCAACACTGAAAAGCGGTGCGTGATGACACTCGACAAAACACACCCGCTTTATTGGGACTTGATACAGTTTGACCACACGGGATCACTGCGCACAAAATCGCCATTCATTAAGGCTAAGTGGCGCAAACTGCATGAGCGCGGGCTGATCCAAAAGGCGATTAAATACAATGGCGCTTTTGAAATATCGCAAAAAGGACGCGATGCACTGAAAGGCGGTGAATGATGCTTTTTGGCAAAAAAGACACTGACGAGTTGCCGCCTGCACAGTTTTGGCTCGCATGGTATCCTGTCACGCTTAAGGATGGTCGTGTTGCATGGCTGCATAACGTTTGGTGTTACCCACATCATGCTCATTCACGGAATGCGTCCACTGGGCGTCTCATGCCGTGCGTTGTGTGGCAATATGCTGAAAACAACGGAGAACAAAAATGACATTTGACCCAATGACAAACCGCATTCCGTGGGGAATGCTGACTGATGATGAAAAGACGGTGTTAAAGGGCTGCGGCGGGCCGTGGGTGGTGTTTAACCAATTGGAAGGGTGGCATCCTTGCAACCCATACTGGGATAGCTACGCCGTTTACCGCCAAGCCATACCCGCCATCATCCCCGCGTCGGTCAACTGGTCCTGTTTCGGGCCTGATATTGTTGCAGTTGCGGCTGACTATGATGGTGATGTTTACGCATATGTGGGGAACCCGCATATTCTCAGATATGCGTGGGGCGTTGACGGTGAAGGATGTTACCCGATTAGTTTATTCTCGCCCCACGCATACGTTCGCGGCACGGATATCTGGCAAAACTCGCTGGTGGTGCTGCCATGATCCTACATATGATTGCGGGCGTTTTGTGGTTTCTGGCTTTAGCGTTTGCAGGTGTCGTTGGGCTTTCTGCGAAGGATAAAGATCAATCAGTTAAAAATAATGCATTTATACTTATGACGGTGCTTGCTGGGCTGGCATTTATGTTGCAGGTGCTGGCATGCCCCTAACGCTTAAAGAAGAGCGGCGGCGCGATAGACGGGATTTTCTAATCCTGAAAGATATTGATTTGGGCCATAAGATTCGCACGGTTGCGTTTAACCATGGGGTCACGTCAAAAACCATTGACAGGCTTCGGCTCGAAATCGCAGTTGACATTCAGGCCAACCCGCGCGAAGGTTAAGACGTCCTTCTTCCCTAGGATGTTTCCCCGAAAAGCCGTGGCGTAAAAGCTGCGGCTTTTTGCTATGGAAAGGCCCGCCAGATTTTACACTGGCGGGCAGGGCAGCTTCATACGACCGCGCATTCAATCTAACCTGCCACACAACCCGCGTCAATCTGATCAATCAACAGCGCGCCCGTGCGCATGACGGCTTCATCTGCGGTGCGGGCAAGTGTGGCGGCATGTGCAGCGCGCGCGGCCCTTGTGCCGTCACAGCCCGCGCTATGGGGTGTCAGTGCGGCGGGTGTGCAGGCGGCGGCGAATAGCGTCATCACTATCCCCAGCATGGCGTTGCGTTGCATCGGCGATCCTTTCACGGGTTTCCGCGCCCGCGATTGCGGATGCTGTTTTGGCGTCGCTGCGGGCTTTTTTTGCCCCTGATTTCTTGGCCATGAATAGCGCGGCGATGAATGCACCGACTGCGGCGATAGCTGCGTATAGGCGCGTCATTTGCGCTTCACATCGCGGGCCTTGGAAAACCCATATGCCGATAGCGCCACCATGGCGGTGACAAGCAGGTCGGTGAGAGGCCCGCCGACCTCGGGCGGAATGTAGCCCTTTGCCACCAGCCACGTCGCAATGACAGGGCCGAAGTGGCGCAAGACGCGGTTAAACTCTTCCATTGGTCTATCCTTTCAGCATGGCCGCAATGGCCTGAAATATCGCCGCCCATGGGCTTTGCGTGGTTTTGGCGATAGGGGTGGCGGGTAATGGCTTAGGCGCTGCCTGTGCGGTGTATTTTGCGGGCCGATACCATGCAGGCACGTCAAAGCATGGGCAGGCCTTTGCCGCGTACTGGTTATGCCCTGAAATTGCCAACTTGCCGTATTGGCCGTGCAGCTTTGCAATCAATGCAATCAATGCGGATTCTTGCGCTGCCGTGAAGTTATCCATGAATTGGTCCGTTGCCGCACCGCCATGCCCGCCGAATAACGATATGCCGATGGTGCCCGCGTTATGGCCTTGAACGTGCGCGCCAACTTTTTCGATTGCCCTGCCCGTTGCAACCGTGCCGTCGCGGTCAATTAGGAAGTGATACCCAATTTCAGACCAGCCCCTATCGCGGGTATGCCAAAGCGCAATTTCTTTGACCTTGGCCGATGTTGGCTTTCCCGCCATCCAGTTTGCGCGGGTGGCCGTGCAGTGCAGGATGATCCCATGAAGCGGCATCATCGCCGCGCCTCTTGGTGTGTTACGGCCGATACAATGGCATCGGCCATGCTGTTGACCGAAAGCGCCCCCATTAATGCCAGCGCGGCCAGTTTCGTCGTCATTTGAACGCCTCCCAAACCCGCTTGAGCGGTTCAAGAATAATAAACCCCGCAACAGCAAGCGCGCTGATAATCACGGACCTGATATGCCCGTCATATTTTGCTTCAAGGTCATTCACGCGGTTGTGAAGCGCGTCTAGCTTTTCAATCGCATGGATTAGCTGGACTTCCAGAACGTCGTTACTCGGTGCCATTTAACCAGCCATTATTTTTGTTATGTATGCCCAAATCGCGCCCAGCGTTAAACCGCTGCGATACAGGAAATACACCGCGATTCCAGCGTCCAACAGCACCGCCAAAGGCACGACGTATTTTCCTAATTCCATGGTCTGCGCCTCCCAATACTGCCAGCATAAACCAGCCCATTGGGTCGAGTATCGCATAGGTTGCGCCTAAAGGCCACGCGCCAAGATGCCCCAAGGCATTGATTGCCGCCATTAATGCAAAAATACCCGCGATAACTTTACCGCGCGGCCCCATGCTGATCATGACAGCGGCGCAAACCAAGTCAGCCGCGCCGACAATCCCTATTTGTGCGGGGAATAGAAACGTAACCGCGAAATTAACCGCGATTAGCCCTGCCATGCGATGATCAGCCCTGCCCGCAATGACGGCCACAATCCAACCAGCAACAAATATGGATTGCCAGATACTCACCGACCGCCCGCGCCGTATGCGACAATTTCGCCGCCGTTATCCCGCGCGGCAATCAACACGTCGCTTGCCTCGGCATGGCCCGCCGTCAAAACGCCCAGGGCGGCGTATGCCACAGACTCGGCGCGCATTGCTGCATT